CTGATAAAGCACCCAATTTTACTTTAGGTGGCACTAGAAAAGTTACTCGTTCTGGGGCAACTGCAAGCACATTATTGTTTGGTACGGAATTTGGTTCAAAACAATATAAACAATTCCCACCCAGAAGTACTCCAAAAGGTCGGGGTAATCGTGGTTGGTTCATCTTTATTGCTTTAGAACGTTTTCAGCCTATAATAGTAAAAGAATGGCTACAAGGATATGAAAAAATTGCTAACGAGTGGAAAAGTAGAGCTGCATAATGGCTGAAATTAGATCATTAAAACTTGCGTTACTTGCTGACACAAAACAATTTATTGAAGGTCTTGATAAAGCCGATAAAGAAACAAGAAGTTTTAGCGACAAACTTGGTGGCGCATTGAAGGCTGGTGCTTTGGCTTTTGCAGCCGTTGGCGCAGCTGCAGGTGCTATGGCTATCAAGATAGGTATTGACGCTGTTAAAGCAGCTATAGAAGACGAAAAGGCTATGAAAAGCCTTGCCCAAACATTAAAGAACACAACTAAAGCCACAGACGCACAGATAGCAGCTACAGAAGATTTTATTGACAAAACAGCACGCGCTACAGGTGTTGCAGACGACCAATTACGTCCAAGCCTTGACAGACTTGTTAGATCAACACAAGACATAACTAAAGCACAAAAACTACAAACATTAGCCCTTGATATTGCTGCTGGTACAGGTAAAGACCTTGCCACAGTTACAGAAGCCCTTGGTAAAGCCTATGACGGCAACCTTGGCGCGTTAAAACGTATTGGTGTTCCTCTTGACGAAAACATAATTAAAACTAAAGATTTTGACGCAGCAACTAAAGCCTTAAGTGAAACCTTTGCTGGACAAGCTGCTGCTGCTGCTGAAACTTTTGCTGGTCGTATGGCAATAATCAAAATTTCTATAGATGAAGCCAAAGAACAATTAGGTCAAGCATTATTACCTTTACTTGAAAGATTTGCTAAATTTGCTACACAACAATTAGCCCCAGCACTACAAGGTTTAGTAGACGGATTGACGGCAAAAGGTAAACAATCTTTAACTAGAGCCTTTTATGATGCTGGAACAGGTGCAGTTACTTTTGGTTATGATATGGATACTGTTCAAGGTCAAGCATATTTACTTGGTGAACAACTTAGACGCACAACTCAATTGCTTACAGATATGTTAGAAAAGGTAACTGGAGCTGCTGAAGGTGAAGGTTTTAAGAAGTTATTAACAGTTATTACAAGTGTTATTACTGGTTTAGAGCGTGCTATAGAACTTTATAATAGTTTGCCTGATTTTGGAAAATTGCTTATTAACCCAGTTGGACAACTTGCACCTTTGGCTGGCACAGCAGCTCAAATACCTAGCACAATAGCAAATAGAGGCACAACAGTAAATATTGTTAACAACGTTAAAGGTGCTGTAGATCCACAAGGCACAGCTAGAACAATTACTAAAGTACAAAACACAGCGTTAAAGACGACAGGAATAAAGCCATTTAACTTTGGGTTTAGATAACCAATGCCAATTTACACACCTACATTTAAGATACGTATTGCTGGCGTTGAATACACTAATGAGGTTTTAAGTAACGCAACTATCACAGCGGGACGTAACGACTTTTTTGAACCAACACAACCAAGTTATTGTAATCTTGAACTTATTAACTTATCTGGCACAAGCCCAGCAATTAACTTATTAGACGTAGTAAATATTCAAGTTAAAGACACAAATAATGTGTTTGTTGATTTGTTCACAGGTGAAGTTTCAAGTGTTCAAAACACTCTTGAAGGTGCTGGGGCTAATGACCAGTTTGCAAACACAGTACAAGTGCAGGCTATAGGTGTGCTTGGTTTACTTGTTAAACGTTACGCAGGTTCAGTATCTTACCCACAAGAATTTGACGGACAACGCATTGAAAGAATACTTGAAGAAACTTTATATGTTGCTTGGGAAGATTTAAGCAATATAACTACTTGGAATGATTTACCTGCTACAACAACTTGGCAAGATTATGGTGTTCAAGGCATAGACGTTATTGACAACGGACGTTACGAGGTGCTAGCACGATCAGCACAAGTTGAACAAGCTAATGAAATAACAGACGTTACAGCCACAACAGGTTTAGGTTATTTGTACGAAACAGGTGACGGACTTATTGGTTATGCTGATGCTGAAAGACGTTCAACTAACTACGGAACCAACACTATAGCCGTTGACGCTGACATTCTTTCAAGCGCAGGCTTTACCACACGTTTACAAACAACAGATATTATTAACAGCGTAGTCATTCAATACAACGATCCAGTTGCCGAAGAAGCAGCTGAGAATGACACAAGTATAGATACCTATGGTTTGTTGCAACAAATTGTGCCAACCATTTTAGCTGAACAACTAGACGCACAGGAACAAGCTGCTAGAACAGTTGCCCTTAGAGGTTTACCTAAAGTATCTTTAGATTCTGTTTCTTTAAACCTATCTAACCCGAACATAACTAATGCTGTACGTAATTCATTCCTTGGTGTTTCAATGGACACACTTGTAGCCATAACTAATATTCCAACAGGCATTATTACTTCAGGTGTGTTTGAGGGGTTTGTTGAGGGTTGGACTTGGACTTTATCAAAGAACAGTCTTGAACTTGATCTAGCAATTTCTAATTCAATTTATAGCTCTCTTGATGTACAATGGGAAGACTATAACCCATTAACCCAATGGCAAAACCTGCCTAACGATTTAACGTGGCTTGACGTCGCTTAAGAAAAGGATAAACTAGAACAATGGCAACTACGACCAATTATGGCTGGACTACCCCAGATGATACCTCACTTGTTAAAGACGGGGCTTCTGCTATCAGAACTTTAGGTTCTGCTATTGACACGTCCCTTGTTGATTTAAGAGGTGGTACAACAGGTCAGGTTTTAAGAAAACAATCTAATACACAAATGGATTTTGAGTGGGCAACAGCTTCTTCAGGTTTAACCTTAATTAACACCACCTCTTTCTCTGCAGTAGCCAGTCAAAGTTTTAATGATGTTTTTAGTGCAACTTACAATAATTATTTAATTAGAGGTGACATAGATGACACTTCAGGAGCAGGCGCAAATTTTAGACTGAGAGTTGGTGGTTCAGATAACAGTTCGTCTAATTACAAATACAGTCGCATTTATATTGGCAATACAAACGCAACAGGATTAACAGGTGAATCAAATCAATCATCAACAGGTTTTCTTTTAGGAGATTTAAGCACACAAACAGGTATTGAAATTTTAATTTTTTCACCTTTTCTAACTAAATTAACAACATTTAGACAAGGATTAAATAATGATTATTCTGTAACAACTTCAGGAACTATGACTGTAACAACTTCATATACAGGTTTTACTATTGTATTTGGTTCTAGTGCGACAGGAGAATTGTCAGTTTATGGCTTCAACAAATAAAATTATGGTCGGTATTGACGACCAAGTAATTGAACTAACAGGTGCAGATAAAGAAGCATTTTTAGCAGACAGAAAAGCCACAGCAGATGCTAAAACACTACTTGAAGCCGAGTATAAGGCTAAACAAGATGCACGCGAATCTGCTATCAAAAAACTAGCTGAGATTGCTGGCTTAACCAAAGAAGAATTGGCAAGCATCTTATGACAAACTTTAAAGCCATTGCAGCATCCTGGGCAAGATCATTTCTTGCAGGGTTAATTGCATGTTATCTAGCAGGAGTTACTGATCCAAAGATGTTGCTATCAGCCGGAATCGGTGCAGTTGCACCAGTCATCCTAAGATGGCTAAATCCTAATGATGGCGAATTTGGAAAAGTAAATGTCAAAGAAAACAACGAACACTAGAGGTTGGTCAGGCAAAGATGCTGATCAATGGATGGCAGTAGCACATCTATCTGGTCGCAGTGGAGTCAAAGGCCTATGTCTTAAAACTGTCAGACAAGCCTGGCAAATACCTGCAAAATATCCAAGTGCAATAAGTGCGTGGAATAACACACCTAAGAAAAACAAATTTACTGATCCTATGAAAGCACCTATTGGTGCAACTCACTTTTGGAGAGGTGGCAAGTTTGGCCATGTGGCAATTCAATCTTCTAAACCTGGCTATGTGTGGAATACTGATCTACCTGT